TACAGGAAGTCCACTATCATCTACGACAGCAAGGTTTAGCATATTGGGGTTCATTGTGCGCTGAAGTACAATACCAGAACCACCACGTGCCTCAATCGCTGCAACAGTGTCTGGCACCTGTGAGGCTTCTGTGATGTAAGACTGTAGCTTACCTACTTCATTACCTGTACGGTCTATGGCTGTGTTAAGGATAGGAAGAACGTGCTTTGTGCCTGTGCTGCTCTCAATAACGATAAAGTCTTTACGAGCATCTACTACAGCTTGCTTGGTAGCTTCATCTACCCCAAAACCCATTTGCATATAGACATCTACACCCTCTTGGATGTAAGGCATCATCACGTTTCCGTTGACAACCTCATCAAAGTCACTTAGGTCTAACAGGCCTTTATCAAGGGACTCTTGAATCTCTGTCACACTGGCCTTACGAGTTTGTGCGTCTACATCAATGGTGCGTACCATCTCTAGGGCTTCTTTTACTACGCCGATAGACGGACCTTCTGGACCTACACCTCTCTTTTCAATTAGGTAGTCCATAGCTCTCATGAGTTTCTTTTCATCAGCACTCATTAGAGCATCTTTGATTGTAAACTGGTAGCCATCTATTTTCTTATAGGCTGTGTAGGCATTAGCCATTAGTACAAGACTATCTTCAGTAATGTCCCCAAAAGATAGAAGGGACTTGCCTGACATGATAGCATTAGCGTCTTCAGTCGGTACTATGTTGAATGGGCGATAAAGCTGTTTGATAGCTTCGTCTTGAGTAAGTCCTAAACTAGCAGCAGTGTTCTGAATACCCATGATGATGTCTTCATCAGTGATAGACCTTGATGTACCATCCCTAAATGTAACCTCACCACCGACAGACATTACGTCACCAGTTTGCAAGAAACCAGTTATCTGCTGCATCAGCGAGGCTTGGAAGAACTCCTCCTTACCCAGCTTCAACTGTGCAGAATCAAAGGACGCTAGGCGAGTGTCAATAGTACGAACAGTATCCTGATACTTTGCTACCCCTAGCTGGTTCTCTTTGTCCAACCACTGATACAGGGCAGTACGTCCATCCTGTGATACTCTGTTAGCTGTTGTGTTAATAGCATACTGATTAATAGCGTTCCAAGGGGTGCCTGTGGTAGTCTGATAAGTCTGAAGTAACTCATCAGTAGCCTTCAGCTTCAGGGCATCATTCAGCATAGGATTGTCCTGAATGGCTAGTACTTCTGTGAACACCTCGTTGAGGGAGTTGTTTATGTCAAACTCACGTTTGGCAGGATCATACACCTTCGTAAAGAAGTCAATGTTTCCAAGTTCAATATCCTGCTGGAACGCTGTCGCAAGCAGGTCATCACCAGATTGTTGAACCTTGTTAAGGAACGGCTGCATAAGTTCAGCACGTTTGTCCCTGACCTCTTCCATAGACATGGAGAGATATGTTTCAGAATTAGCTGGGTCTGCAAAGTCTTCATAGGCTGCACGTAGTGCTTTACCTGCGCCTAGCTTTGCATCAAAGGCACGTGCAGAAGCAATGCCTCGCTCTGCTTCGCGCTGTAGTTTTAATTGTTTTTCTCTTTCTACTTTAGCCAGCGTTTCTGCTGCTGGTGCGATTGCGGAGATAAATGCACCTAAATCACTTTCGCCCACAGGCTGTGCAGCAGGACGTACATATGTCTCTACTGGTCGCGCAACGGCTTGTAGTCGTGCAGAAGGCCGCAGCCTTTCTACTTGGACTCTACGTTCTGCCATTAGTATCTCCTCTTAACGAGCATTTGATGTTACAGAGCTTGGTTTTGTCCCTGTGCTAGACGAGCTATTTTTGAAAGTCGGCTCATAATCTGAAGGCTGGTCAACCTTAAATGTTTGATAGGTAGATGTAGCTGATGCTGCTGTTCCTACTGCTGCCGCGAGGAAGTTAGGCATGACACCCTGCTGTAGGGAATTGACCCTGTTCTGCGCTTCGGCAGACGCACCCATTTTTTCTAGCTCAATCTGTTTTTCTACGTTTTCAAGATTTCTGTTAATAGTTGTAACACCACGTAGCTTCTGTGCTTCATAGTCTTGTAGCAGTAAATCTACTGAGGAGCCTGAGACTCCTGCTTCTCCTGCTGCCACCTTCTGTGCGCCTTCACCCTCTAGGGCTGCTATACCTAGGCGCAGCTTCTCTTCGGCGGCTGCTTCTGCTTCTTGCTGTCCCCTTTGTATCAGGGACTGTACCTTCAAATCTCTTGCATCGTTAGCTGCTAGTCTGTTAGCATCAAATCTACTTTGGTCAGCCTGTGCTTGTGCCACGCCTTGTTCGTAATCAGCAAACCCCTTGGCAACTGTAAGCACAGCCATAGTAACTGGATCACACATCTTGTATCCTCACAAATTCTAAAAAGGGTTTGTTTCCTACACCCCAAGTTTCATGCCTTTTAATAAACGTAAATCCGACAAACTTTAACCAATTAATAGCAACAGTATAGTCTGCGTCACAGGCATTAGTTAGGATTGGATATTTGTTATTTGATTTTTCTACCCACTTACGAGAGCCTCGTAGGAAGGGCAACCATACTTTATTGATAGCAGGTGTTGTTAGCAGCCAAGGTACTCCTGTAATACCATCAGTACCTACAAGACCATATATACCAGCTATCTCCCCTGTATCTTTGACAAGGATAGTCCAACACTCTTCTGATTCATCTAGTCCCTGCTGTAAAGCTTCCTTTACATTGCCATGCGAGGCAAGCACTTCTGCTGTATCTTCTGGTCTGAGATTAGTAGCCAGATGGTCTACATCAGCCTGAGTACTTGCTCTCACATGAACTTTCATTACATTCTCCTAGAACGCAGATGGAAGAAAGCTTCCCATTCTGCTGATTGGAATATACAAGGTAGGTGGCTATCGCTCTCCAATGTTACTGTAGTTTCACTAGACTTGCCTAGAACACCAAATCGGTATGTTCCAGACTCAATAGCTGCTACATTAAGTATGTTAGCAGCACTTCCCACAACACGTCCTGTAAAGGTGCGTACATAGGCTGTGCGCCTCTCAGGAGCTACAGTTACTTTGAAGAAACCTGTATTGTTATAAACAACAGCATAGTTTCTTAGCTGCAACTGTCCTGTGGTAATTGCTTTGTTGTTCTCTTTAATCACTGGTTCAGAGAACTGGTATTTGAATGTAAAGGGTACACCTGCAAACACCCTTTCAGAGTTTGACAACTTACCTGCTACATCAGACAGGGGTATAATTTTACCTGTTTGGTCAATGTAAACTACATTGCCGTCTGTGTAAGGAATAGCTGTCAAGCCCCCAGTTTCTAGAATAACTCGCCTGTCGAGATGGATAGAGAACTGACCAGTAGTGTATTCAGTAGCTTCATCCACAGACAGGTTAATCTTTTCTAGAAACAGGTTGTTCCCACGTTTGATAAGTATGGTAATGTCAGCACGGTTAAATGAGAACCCAATCACATCTCCATCAAATACCCAGCGTGACCAAGAAGCCTGTAGCTTCTCACGTCCAGACCAGTAGTACCTGTAGACATAGATAGCCTTTGCATCGTTGCTAGTCTGCGCTAGGATCATGTCCTCATTCGATGAGGCTTGGATGTTGATTATCTCACCATTCAGATACTCAGGGATATGTGATGAAATCTCAGTAGCATCGTTGACATCAGTGTCGGTATCTACAAAGTACTCCCACATGCCTGACCATGCGCCACGCTTAGAGGCAAAGTAAACATACTTACCTGCTGCTGCTGGCTTGGCCCTAAGGCTGGTTTCAAACTCTGTAGTATTAGCTACGTTGACAGTCTCAGGGGTGAGTACTGGATCAGCCGTAACCTTAAACTGTGTAAGGTCAGAGAACAGGAGTAGTGCTTCGTTGAATGGTACTGCGTGTTTAAGAATACTAACCTTGTTTGAGGACACTGCCACGTCAATGGGGTCACTGTCAATAATGGTTAGTGTAGACTTACGGAAGAAGTCAAAGTTAAGAAACTCACCAGCAGTGGCAAAGATGACATTTTCATCTGCCAACACCCCTAACCTGTTCTTGTGAAAGAAGATGTCAGCCAGTTTGTACCCTACAAAAGAAGGAAAGGGGTTGGTATCGTCATCCCCTACTTTCCTGTTAGCGTAGGAAGCTGGATCAAACTGAAAGTTACCATTAGCTAGTTTGGACAGCTTGTGGGGCATGGTAGAGGCGTTAAGAGCTATCTCAATGTTAGGCTCTACTGTTTCCTTCCACACGCCGTCACTAAAGTTTACATAGTAATCGTCCTGCGCCTTCTGGTTATCACCAGACACTTTGATAACAAAGTTATTTGGACCTTCGATGGGCAGTTGTTTGAAGTCTAAGGTTTCGCCTTTGAATACTTTGAGATGGTCGCCACCATGTGAGTCCCCCACTTCCACTACAAAGTCTGTACTATTTGTAGACTGAACATGGATAACAGAGCCGTACCGTGTAAGGGTCAGTCCTGACACAGCACTACCATCTGTGATGTTTTGATAGTATGTTGTGTTGACAACAGTACCACTAAAGGTATCAAGGTTTTGTGCAATCAGGTCAGTAGAAGCACCACGCTCTGCGTTTTGTGTATCTGCTGTACTAGCTTGAGTACTAGACTTTGTAGCAAACTCAACAGTGCTGGTGATGCCACCCTTAGTTAGCTTCAGCCTGTATGTAGAAGCATAGTCAGCGTTCTTGACATACACCAGAGCTTCTGGGTTTCTTGTGGGGGATACTGTACCTGCTTTAGCTACTGTAGTATTCTTGTTAATAATGAAGGTAGCATCGGCAATAGAAACAGCCGATAGCTCCTCATTCGGATTAGTTAGTCCAGATAAGTAGGACGCAGCATTGTTAGTAACCGTCTTAGAGACACCATCTTTGTCAAACACCCTGATAGTACCAGCAGTATCAATGACCAGCGAATAAAATTCATTCTCATCCCTACGGATGGTGTGAATGAAAGCCTTATCTAGATTTGAAATAACCCCTAGGTCAGCCACATGCTGAGAGCTAGGACGCTTAGACAAACCTGACACAACGCTAGACAGACCATTCTCTTGTAGCTCTGCCTGTGTGTTAAGACGGAGTGAGGGTGGCTGTTGTGATACACCGTTAATTAGGTTTGGGATAGATTGACTGATGAGTGCCATTAGATTGTTCTCCGTCCCTGCCTATCAATAATGCTAAAGGTGTCATAGTTGTCAAAGATGTTATGGTCATCTGCTGCTTTGTCAAAGTCACGTAGCTCAATAAAGGCACGGTCTTCATCTGCCTTTTGAAACTCATGCAGAGTGCCAGAGCCTACTACACGGTCTTGGAAGATACGTGTAGCCCTGAGAACGACATATCGTTTAGCCACTTCTGGTAAGTCATCGAACTCTAACTGTATTACAACATCTAGGGCTACATCTACACTAACTGTAAAGGTGTGATTAACCCTGTCATACATTTTAAGCCCCCGCTGTACCAAATTAGGGGCGTCTGTTTTTAATGTGGAGTCTGCTCTAAGGATGTCAGCAGGGAGGATTATCTCACCGTTAGTGTCCTGTGCAAAACTCTTGTTTAATTCTGTGTTAAAGTGCCAGCCCATAGACTGTACTTCTCTGTCAACTGTGTTTAGAATACTCTCTGCAATCTCTGCTTCAATCAAGCCAGAGGAGAGACTACTTACTGGTGCTTCACCGATAGCAGAGAGCATAGTATTAATAGCATCCAGCTTACTTGTTCCTGCCATGTTATCACCACTTTACCTTGTTAGCCCAATATGCGGCTGAACTTGGTCCTTTTGCTATGTTTTTACGGTGCCTTGCTTTGAATGATTTACGTTTCTTTTTCATTCTCGCTGACTCACCTGCTTTAGGCTTGCCAGCAGTACTAGCACCACGTTGTCCAAACCGAATAATCTTCGGGTTATCTTTTGTACCTACCAACACCGCATGAGACTTACTACCCTTGGACGATCTCTTAGGTATTCGCAGACCCTTGAATGTTTCTCCTGCGTGTGTAATAGCCATATTACTTCTTCTTCATATACTTGTTTTTCATAGGCATACCAGTTTTCTTGGCAGCTTTCTTAGCAGCTTCCATGCCTTTTTTAGTGTATGCGTATTTCTTACCTGCTACGTTTGGCATAATTACTTCCTATACTTTGCTGTCTTCTTAGCAATCTTGAGGGGTTGACGGACAAACTGTTTACCTTTGCGAGAGCCTTCACGTTTTGCCTTAGTAGTGGCAGCATATTCTGCTGACGACAATGACTTGATGGCTGCTTCTGGTAAGTAGCGTTCACCTGTTTTAGCTGAAGGTTTACCAGACTTGGTACGCCACTTCTGTTGTGTCCACTTCTTTAGGCTTTCCTGAGGCTTCTTCACGATGTATAGCCCCCACCTGCTTTCTTATAACGTGATGCAAGTAGCTGGGCTTTACGCGCTGACCACTGACCAGCATTACCGCCTTTTGTACCAGCTTTAATACTGTTAAACATACGCTTACGCATTGCAGGTTTGGTGTAGTTACCAGCCTCGTTTACACGTGACTTTTTAATCTTTAAGTTTTTCATAACACCATCCAAAGAAAATGGGAGTAGCCGTTAAGCTACCCCCACTAAAGTTAGGCTTGTGCCAAAGCAACACATGATGCAGGACGCAGGACGTTATGTCCCATTGCGTACTTAGCAACCATGAGTGTACCCTGACGGTTGATCTGGTACTCAGATTCCATGCCAAGGTCAAGAAGCTTGACAGTAGCAACGGCATCAGGAGTAAAGACAAAGCCTTTGAACTTGGAAGCAAGTGCCACCATGTCTGCGCCATCTACGTTAGCAGTAGGCAGGTCATAGTGAGTTGTGCGTCCAGAACCAGCAGTGTTTGCCAGAGGTGCATTGTCTGATGTCTTACCTTCGTTAGCGTCACCACCAGTAAAGTTTACATACAGGTTAGATACGTTAGCGTGGTTAGACATGATGATAGGCATACCAGCAATAGACGCTACGGTTGCGTCTGCCACTGAACCATTACCACCAAAGTCACGGTTCATGTAGACAAGCTTGTTGCCATCAGTCACGTCCATCAGTGCATAGTACTGGTCAGGAGCAAGAACAACACAAGCACCATCAGTTGGTACGTTCTTGACTTCCATCTCTTTACGAGCGTCAAAGATAGCTTTTGCAATCTTTGCAGGATCAGTCGCATCACCAGAAGCAGCACCAATAGTTACGTTACTGGTAAAATCTTCTTCGGTGAATGCTTTGTAGTCCTGTACAAGACCAGCAGCACGTGTGGCGTTGGTTGACAGGGCAGCTTTTACAAGCATACGAGCTACGTTCTTGTCAGCTTCGTTTGCAAGAGCAATACCAGCTTCCTTGGAGTAGATAGAACGGACATCGTAGTGGTTAATTGCTTCATCAATGTTAGCAATGAACTGGCTAGAGATGAGCAAGTCATCAATAGTTACGATACGCTCACCTGCACGAATAGTACCACCAGTAATCTCGTTACCGGGGGTCAGGTATTCAGCAGTTGCGCGGCCTGTCATTGGAAATGATGCAGACTTACCTTTGGAAATTGTGCGAGTACGCACCTTGTCCATAAGTACTTTCTTTTCTTCAAAAGCTGTCAGGACTTCGCCAGCATACAGCTTGAGAAACAGGTCACGTACATCACCTGTATTGTTATTCTGGCCTTGAAAGCTTACGCTATAGGCCGGATTTGAAGCGGCTTGTGCCATTTTAATTACCTCTTAGTAATGTTAATGTTGAGTTAAAGTACACTCTGCATTACACTACATCCTTTCTCCAAGATTGTCCCTCGCAAGGGGTCAGGGGTAATCGTTTGTTATGTTTAGCTTCGTGTTAGGGTTTCCCCTTCTAAGGACACCCAGTAGATGTACTTAGAAGGAGAGGGGGCATTACACCCCCACTCCATGCAACAACTTAGAACAGGCTAGAACGAGCCAACTTATCAGTGACTGCTTGCCTGTAGGCAGGGTCTTTAGCATACCTAGGGTCACTCATTGCAGCAGTGAGTTCAGCATTGCTTTCAAACTTCCCACCTGTGGATACGGCACCAGCATCACCTTGGATAAGGTTAGGTGCGGCCTCAGATCGGTAACGTGCATGAAGACCTTGGATAGCAAGCCTAATCATGTCAGGGTCTTGCGTTTCCATTGTTGCATTAAAAGCATCAATCTCTGCCTCAGGGAGTGCTTCTGCTGCCCACCCCACCAGTTCTTGATACTGCTCTGTACCCCCTACAAGGGAGTGCATTTCGGATTGTACTTGTTGAGAGATAGCCTGTTGACCAGCAATCCACTGGTCTACTACTGCCTCAGGAAAACCTGCCTCTTCCAAAGCTTGATAAGCTTCAGCAGACAGACCACCTAGTTCTTGGTACTCTTGTTGAAGAACGTCAAAGTCTATGCCATTAGCGCCTAGAACTTCAGCAACTTCAGAGGCATCTGCCCCCTCCATTCCTTCATACTCTTCTTCTTCTTCGCTTTCTTCTTGAGGTTGGCCTAGCTTATTCTCTAGTGCTGAATAAGCTTTAGCCATTTCCTCTGCCGATTTGAATTTCTCAGGTAGCCATTCAGGACGGTCTTCTTCTGGTGCCGTTCCTTCCACCTTTGATAACATTTCATTGATATGCTCCTGAGATTCAGGGGCAGCTTCTTGATAAGTATTTACTGTATCAGCCATTAACTAATTTGCTCCATAGCTTGTCGTACTTGGTCAGGGTCCATATTACCAGCAATAGCTGGTGCTGCACGTTGCAGCGCACCCATACCCGCCTGTTCCAGCATCTGTTGTTGCATCATTTGCTGTTGCATCATTTGCTCTTGCTGCTTCTGCTCATCGGATTTGATGAGGCCAGAAGTATCAATGCCTAGTGATGCAGCTAGTCTGTCAATGTAGTCACCTAGGTTCATCTCGCTTTGTATCACTTCAGGTCCAAGAGGCTGAAGGTACTGCAAGAACGCTGCTAGTTTGTTTAGGTCTTGCCCTCTTCCTAAGGCTTCAATACCAGTTACCACGGTAGGTTTTACGCTATCCTTAGGCATCTTAGGCATCTTGCCCTGCTTCTGAAGAGAGTTAAGCAGCAGGTTAATGAGAGGCAGTTGGAACTCCTGCGATAGGATGGAGTATACACCACCCAAAGCAGTCTCTAGTTCCTGCGCCATGAAGCGCACTTCCTCTGCTGTGACACGCTCTGCTGAACGCTGTACACTGCTGTTAAGCAGGAACGCAGCAGCAAGACGGTCATTAATCATCCGCATAGTCTCTAAGGACACACGGAAGTCGGCAGCTTTCTGAACTTGCAAGGTAGACACATCGTTGCTGTCGCCCTGTAGGAACGCTCCATTGGGGGCAGCAGAGAGGTCTTTAGTCTTAGTCGTACCATTTGGACGCACCAAGAACAGAACCTTGGCTGATGCTGCGCTTCCTTGGACGATAGCTTTAGTCAAAGCTTCAAGGCTACGCAGGTCGCCAATGTATTCTTCAATGAACCCACGTCCATAATCTTCACCATCAATACGGATAAAACGTAGTGGAATGAAGGGGTTCTGGTCTGCTTTGAAGACGCCACGTGAAGATTCAATCAGGACGCCAGCCACTTCCTGCACTACTTCAAAGCCTTTTTTAGTCTTTGTAAGCTTGGTGTACAGGTCATGGCTTTTAATAGGCGTGTCACTTGGTGGTATCTGTTCTCGTACCTCTTGTGGTAAACTCAGAGGTGACATAGATTCTTTGGTAATAATCTCAAGCACGTTGCCCATAGCGTCACGTTTAACAACGTAACGGTCAGGCCTGAATACTTTCATGCCTCCTTCTTTTGGCATATATACCAGCGCATTACCAGTTACGATAAGCAGCTTTAGTGCCTCAAAGACAGGAACACGAATTGATTTACCTTCTATTTCTGACATAGCTGCACGTTCAATACGTGCTAACCCCTCTTCTACCTGACCACGATTATCACCTGCAATCTGCTGCAAGTCAAAATCATCAATAGTGAGACGGAAGAAGGGGCTGTTAGGGGGCAGAAGAGCAAGCAATAGTTTAGATGCAAGGTTGTTCACACCCCTTGCTCCAATGCCTTGATATGGTGTGGCATAGATAGACGAGCTACTATGACCCTCTTCAGGCAAAAGAGTAGGAATAGTAAGCCTTGCTGCCTCACGGCCTCTCTCTAGGAAAGTATCACGCTCTCCGTCCAGAGAACTGTAGCGTTTAGCTACTGTACCTACTTCTTGTTCCATGTGTTATCCCTTCGGAATGTTAAGACCAGCATCACCGCCACCACCTACTTGGGCAGCACCTTGGCCTAAGATAAGAGCCTTCTTACCTTTACGCCTACGTTTTTGCTTTGCACCTGAGGTTTCGACAGTGGTTGCTACTTCTTCCACCTGTTCTTTTGGAGCAGCAGTACGAGAAGAGGCTGTCTTAGGTTGAGGTTGTGGCTTTGGCTTTGGTGGGGCTACAACTTTCTTAACTTCTTTAAGAACTTTTTTATAAGGTTTCTCTAGTACTGGTTCAACAATTTTCTTGTCTACAAATTTTGTTACCTTTTTAATAGGCTTTTTTACAGCTTTAACAATTTTTTTAATTGGCTTTGGCGCACCCATGTTAATCTCCTTGTGTAATCTGTAGACCAGCACCTGTACTCGCTGTCTGTACAGAAGGATCGGTGGTTGTCACCAGTTGTTTCTTACCTTTTTTCTTTTTCTTAATACCCAGCATAGGGGTATCTTCACCATCTAACTCTAGTTCAGGGGTCTTGGCTACTGCTGTAATTGGACGAGCCGCAGGAACTGGAGGAGGTGGCATCTTGGGTCTAAACATTCCACCCATGTCAATCATCCTCAAAATCTTGATTTTGTATTTCGACTAACTTTTGTATCACAGATTGTTGCCCCCTGAGAAAGGCTAGTTCCTCAGGGGTGATTTGTGTATGCGGAAGTTTGTCTGGGTATAGTTCATACAGCTTTCGTAGGAGTCCATCTGTGACATTAAAGTTGTTACCTAATACTTTCATTTTACAAACTTTCGCTAATAGAGGGACTTTAGATTTCGCAAGCACCAGCAGTACAGGCCAACTCTTGAGAAGAGGTGGTGTTATCTGCAAGTTCTACGTAGTCAGCAAAGTCCACAGTTGGTACTAAGGCTTTGAGTTCATTGTACTTTTCCTTACTAATCTCTTCGTAAGGGGCTTGGGCGTATGAATGATTGTCATCCTCGCGTGGCAGGAAGGACACACCACACACTTCATCCCAGTGATTCCAGACCCATGCACCTACCTCAGGCCACTCATTTTCACCTACATAGATGGTAACGGATGGGTTGTGGTCTGTCCAATGCTTTCGGTAAGTAAGCCACAACTCAAGATGCTCTAGTGCTGAGATGTCATGACGTGTCATGCTGTTCTCTGCTGATGCCATCGGGAAGCTAAACACTAGGTTTTGTGGGTTATAGACATCCACTTCACTAGGTACACCCCGCTCCTGCATCCAAGCAGCCAAGGGGTCTTTGACATCTGCACGTACCCTACGAATGTAATGCTTGGCATAGCGTGGGTGAATACCACTACCACTATTAACAAGCTGGGATACAGTGCCACTAGGCTTTACTGTTGTGATGGCCTTGGACTCTGGGATACCCAGTTTTTCTGCCCACTCTTTGTTAGTCTCACGTGTTACTTCGCGTAGCTGTTCCAGCGTACCAGCAAGCACAGACTTTTCGTACTCACCCTGTCCTGACATAATCTTGTGGTCAAAGATACCAGTAAGGGAGACGCCTAGGAGCCTCTCTTCTTCGGAGTTCTTTTTCCATTTCGGTGACAGATATTTGAAGTCCACAAGGGCTGATTGTATCGTCCCAATGATCGTTGCGATTTCGACTTTTTTCTTGAGTTCTCCGACTCCATCGGTTTCTCTGATGATAACTTCGGAGAGGTTACAGAACTGTTTACTTCGGAGACTAATTTCTCCACAGGGGTTCGTTCCGAAATCATCGCGGCTTTCTCTGCCAATGCTTGTTGCTTTAGCTTTCGCTGCTTCACGGTTGAAGATACCTCGTTCACCTGACTTTGATTCGTAGATGGATGTCCACTCACGCAAGAAACTGCCCATGTCAGGACGCTCTGTGAATGAGATGGAGTTATTAGCATAGCTTCGGTTGACCTGATGATCCCACCAGTTGCCCATCTTAGCGTGACGCATACGGTCATCGCTGAGATTGGATAGGCTAATCATGGCTGACCTACGTACACCACCTACCACAACAGCAGCAGCTACCTGACACATGAGGTCGTGGCACTCTATACTGTTGAGCTTACGTCCTGCTGCCTTGGTGAACAGGTTGATAGCAAACTTGAACAGGTTTTCTAGAGGCTCTGGTCCTGATGCCCTACCACCAAAGGTCTTGAGCCTAGCACCAGAAGGGCGAATCTTAGAGGTGTCCCACTTGGGAATCTCTCCAGCGTATAGGCGAGAGATAAGCTGGCGCAGTCCCTTTGCCCAGCCTTCTTTACTATCAGCTACCTCAATAACCTCCTCAGTCTCATGCAAGTCGGCAGGTACTTCAGGTAGCTTCTGGATAAACTGACGCTCAACAGAGAAGCCAACACCAGTACCACACATCAGGACAAGTAGAGCTTCGTCAAATGCTTTAGGGTCATCTACAGCAAGAAAGCTACAGTTGTAAGCAGCTACATGGTTTCTATCTAGTGCCTCTCCTGCTGTCATAATAGTACGCATTGAGGGTACAACCTCAAGGTCGTGGATAGCTACCTTGACATCTTGTCTCTGCTCTAGGGCAGGGAACTTATCAGTCATGTAGTTCCACCAACGGTCTACAGTTTCCTCCCAAGTTTCCCTACGTCCCTTGTCTTCTAGCCATCTAGCATACCTAGATGCGTGTATGTAAGATTGATATGAGTCCATTATCGGTCATCCCCTTCGCCGTGTAGTGTGCCAGCCTGTTGTCGTTTCTTTAGTTTTTCTATATTCATCTCTGCAATAGTCTGCAAGGACAGACCACAATCATGTGCTAGTGCTGCCAGCATCCAGAGTACATCACCCATCTCTGCTTCGATAGCTTTGCGCTGATCCTTCAATGGTATCTCATCGCGCATCATCTTGGCAATCTTACCACAAACCTCACCTGCTTCTTCAGCCAGTCCTAGTGCAGGGTACGATACAGCGTACTTCTTTGGATATACTGCTGTCTTCAAAGCTCCAAGCTGATACTCATAAAAGTTTAGCATTACCAGTTTACCCCTTCTGTCTTTTCCAATAGTTCAATCATCTTGTCCATGTACCAACGAGCTTTCTTAGCATCCTCAATAGGATTGCCCTTCTTCCATAGACGAGAACCAGTATACTTGATGATGTTACCATGACAATAGCTGATAGCCTCGTACTCACCAAGCACATCTACAATGTAGTCGATAGTCTCAATACCACTGTCGGCGTAGTGGGCAGGACTATTAACCATATCTTTAGCTGGCTCTACTACATCAACCCACTCTTCTTTCATTTTCATCTGCCTCATGTATTCCTCATGTCTTAGTTGGTCTGCCATAGCGTCACCTTTGCCGTGTCTGTGTCATACTCACCATCACGTAGGATACGTGCTAGTCGTGCGTTCTCTAGAGCTACTTCTTCAGATAGACCTTTACTCTTGTACGCATCAACAACGACATCCCATGTAACACCATTAGCGAGAAGTTTATTAGCAGTCTTGGGACCAACAGTTGGACAGCCAGCGTAGTTATCTGTACTGTCCCCAACCAAAGTCTGGTAAAAGAAATGGTAGTTAGCTTCTTCCTCAGTGACTGTAACAACCTCACCATTAATCCAGTGCTTTGCTGGAACAGTAAGTAAGTCCTTATCTTCAGACCAGATAATAGTATCTGGATTCGCAGTACCCAATATCCCCAAGACATCATCTGCCTCTAATCTCCTATATATTACTGTGTTGTACTTACTGGCTAGGTATTCTCTTGCCCACTGTAAAAGCATGGGCTTGCGTGTCTTGCTTCTATTAGCCTTATAGTAAGGTGCAAGTTCTTTGCGATAGTTCTCTTTGTCAGACAACGCCACAATACAATCCTGTACTGGTGCCTCGTCTACCAGCTTGTCAATCTGGTCATCCAATCGGATAGCCACATCATCCTCAAAGGAATGTAAAGTCCACAAACCATCACCCCAATTCATTGGTGTCTCTGCTGATGCAGCAGCCTTGTATGCGATTATGTCGCCATCAATAAGCAGTAGGGTCATCGTCTATATCCTTTCTCTCGTTCCGTTCTATGTCTTTCATAGCTGTCAGTGTGAGTACCTTGATACCATTAGTCACCTGAATGTAATCTAAGTAGGATTCTACAATCCACTTGATACAGAGACAGATTGACACGCCAAAGAAAGAGGCAGTGAGTACCAACTTAAAAAAGAAATCAAAGTCCATGCTTCATCCTATGTCGTATGAGGTAGTCATAGGCTCTGGATATTTTACTGTAGTCATCCTTGAACCCACCTAACCCTGTGTTACAGTTACTACACAGCCAACCCCTGAACGTGTCAGTATCGTGGCAGTGATCTAGAACCCATGTACTAAGGATGGGTTGACCATACTTACCTATCTCATCCATGTTTCTTGCACAGATGGGGCAGCAGTAATCCTTGTCTGGATACTTGTTCTCTTTCTTTAACTTCCTCACTACTTTCTGTTGACCACTCTTACATGAGCGACACTTGCGTTTGATCTCTCCTGTGGCTAGGACATTGAAGTTAGCCACAGGCTGCACAGTGTCACACACGTTACACATAACTGCATCAATGCGTGTCTGCCCAGTTGCGTCCGTACTTGTAATCACTGTCGAGTTGACATCTGAATCCAAAGCGTCGTTGGACTTCTCGCATACAGTCTTGAATAAGTCGCCCTGTTTCATCCTCCTGCCCTTCCTTTACTGCTAACTGAACCTCATCGTGAATGAACGCTACAATCTGTGCGTCCAAGTTTGCTTCCTTGATTTCACGTGCAATGTACACGTACCATGTCTTACAGATTATAGCACCAGCACTTTGTAGTAGAGTGTTCAGTGCAGCGTGGCTGTGTCGGATAGGAATGATTCGCCCATCCAATCCCTTGACCCACCCACGATCATCGGCAGCTTTAGCCACAGCATCCTTGAGATACTTGAGGGCTGGGAGTTTAGCAAGGAACTTCTTCTTGATTGCCTTACCTTCCTTCGCACCCTTACCTATGATCTTGCCTGTCTTCTCATCGCCTGAACCATAAAGAAATCCATAGATGAATGTCTTGGCTTGGTTACGCGACTCTAGGCCAGCAGCCTGTTGGTTTGCTGTATGAATGTCACCATTTAGAACAACATCAGCATAGGCACCGTCATCATATGCAGCCATATAATGAGCGAGACAGCGTAGCTCAAGGCCACTAGCATCAGCACCAAGTAGACTATAGCCTGACGGAACAGTGAATAGTTCCCTACACTCTCTCCCAAACGGAGCAGATACGGAAGGCACTTGAGCCAAGTTAGGATTAGAATGGGTACAGCGAGAAGTAACAGCCCCCATGTGATTAACTCTTCCATGTAGCTTGCCTTCTCTCTCCATCTTCAGCCATGCCTGTTTGCCTGTAGACAACTGACCAATACGTTTGTTCAGCATCAGGTACTCACTAAGCAGTCTGGCCTCTTCCATGTCGATGTTAGACAGGACAGTCTCATCTACCTTAGGCTCACCACTGTCGGTAAAAGCCTCAGGCTTCCAACCACGCTTCATCAGTCGGTCAGCAATCTGCTGTCGGCTGGCAGGGTTGAAGGGGATAGTCTTAGTCTTTGTCTTTAGCTCTACGATGGTAGGCTCAAAGGTTGCTTGCAGTGTATCCTCAATGTCTGTCCTACGCTGTGCCAGTGTGCTGTACAGGCGTTGGGCTTCTTTAACATTGAAGGTAAACCCTAGCTCTTCCTGCTTGATGAGGAGAGTGTGTAACTCTGTCTCTAGGTCTAGGGCAGGTTGGCTAAAATTTTTCTCCACAATTTTACGATAAAGTTTTTCTGTGACTGCTGTGTCTTGGATACAGTAGTCGAGCATCTCAGTGGTGTATGCTGCAAAGCTCTCGCTGCCACTATTGAAATCACCTTTTAATTCTCCTAGTCTGTAGCCCCACGCTTTGAGCGAGTGACTGCCTATCAACTTTTGAGGGAAGCTCCCTCGCTTGTGTAGCTTGAAGTCAATCTCTTTGACATCAGGCCAGATAGTTCTAGAGTATACCAATGTGTCAAGGACATGACCATCATACTCAAAGTCGTGTAGCTTCTTGAGCAGTCGCAAGTCATAGTCAATGACGTTGTGACCAATCAAGGTGTCAGCTTTACTGAGTAGTTCTAGTCCATCGTTGATACTGTCGGGGTCAAAGGTGTGTACCTCATCTGTGTCAGCATCCCTAGCCACGATGCACCACGTTACTGTGGCATCATCTAGTAGGTTGTCTGCTTCTAAGTCAAATATTAAATCCATGCTGTGTCTCCGCACTAGCTAAAATTCTATGTCGTCCTCTACCTCTTCTTCAAAGATAGTCTCCACCATACGGCCTGTCTCTTGGCTGTATGCTAGTGAACAACATAATCCAGTTTCGCCTGACCATCGGTTCTTGAGAACCCTGACCTGACTGACGTGAGGATTGTCTGTGTCTTGCTGGTTCCGTTCCAAGCCTACTACCATATCCGATAGCTGACCAATGGCAGCAGAACCACGTAGCTGTGACATAGAAGTTTGTGCGCCATCCTCATGCCCCCTGTCACCAGAAGGTCTACGCAAGTGTGACACAAGTATCATGCCACAGTTCAACTCCTCTACCAAAGCCCTTAGTCTAGTCATTGTATTGTCAATGAGCCTACGCTCATCACCACCTTCCATACCAGAAACAACAATACTGATGTGGTCTAGTATGATGTAGTCACAGCCACAACCACGCACCAGATAACGTATCTTGGATAGAAGATTGTCACTGTCGGTACTACCCCAATGGTCATAGAGGTACACCCTACCAGAGCCTACAGTAGCGTCAAAAGCTTGACGCATCTCTTCCTCTGGTACATCGTTCTGCCTCAGGTGTAGGGGCTTGTTCAGTTCGATGGACATAAGGCCAAGAGCAGTACGCTTCACGTTCTCCTCAAGTGCAATGTAGCCCAGCGTCTGACCATGCTTGACAAAGTTATGAGCAAACTCACGTGCCAACTGGCTCTTACCAATGCCAGAACCTGCTGTCAGCGTGACGATCTCACCCTTACGACAGCCCCCTGTCTTGTCCTGAAGACCTTCAAAGGGGTAGCATACAGAGTCCTTGTCATCGTCCTGCATGATGATGTCCCACACCTCAGTACCAGCTACGATACCATCAGGGCGAAACACCTTTGCCTCATACAGAGAATCAATAAGCTCTCTGACTTTACCAGCCACCAACATTTCGTTTGCATCTTTGTATGGTTCAGGCAGTCTGACGATCTTAGCTTTGTTAGGTGGTAGAACTGAAGCACATTCCTGTGCTGCCTTCTGCCCTACCTCATCCATGTCAAAGCATAGAACTACGTAGTCAAACTTACTGAGCCATTCGATAGACTTGCCGATAGCTTTCTTTGCACTGTTGCAACCTGAGGGGATGGAAACT